CTCTTCCTCAGGATCGTAACCCAGTACATGGACGCGGACATCCTGGCGGCGCTGGACGCTGTGAGTCTGGCTCAGTTCTGCGTGTCTGTTGACCGGCTGCAGTACATCGAGACGGAGATCAACCGGGACCCGGACCTGCTCAACAACCGGGAGTTCATGAACGCCCGGCGGGGGTATGAGTCCACTATGTGGCGGGGGTGCGCGGAGTTCTGCCTTTCTCCCCAGGCCAGGGCCAAGATCGGCAGCCTGGCGGCGGCCCGGCTGAAGGACAGCGAGGATCCTCTCGCCGCGGCTTTGAGGTGATGGGATGGACTTTATCCTGAGCTATAACAACCGGGAGGGCGTGATGGTTTTCCCGGTGGTGCCGAATGAGGCGATCGTGCTGCAGAGGGGGCAGAAGAATGAGACCTTCGACAGCGTCAGCGGGGAGATGCAGGCCCTGGGGACGCTGGGGCTTGCCACCTTCGAGCTGGAGAGCTTCTTCCCCACCCATGACTATCCCTTCATCCGGCCCGGCGGGAAGCGGCCGGCCTGGGACTTTGTGCGGACCATCGAAGCGGTCAGAGCCAGGCGGATCCCCTTCCGGGCGGTGCATCTGGACAACAGCGGGAGGGAGATCTTCAATCTGCCCGTCAGCGTGGACAGCTTCGAGTATTGGATCGACCAGGCCGGGGACATCAGCTACAAGCTGAGTTTCCGGGAGTATCGCTTTGCGGAGGCGCCCCTCTCCTCTACCCTGCCGGCCCAGAAGGAGCCGGAGGGACGGATGCCCACCACGGTGCCGGCTCCCCTCACCGCGCCGCTGACGGACAGTCAGGCGGAGGCGGCGGGGCAGATCGCCCCGGCGGGCGGGTCCGGGCGGACCATCGTGGTGCCAGAGTCGGCCAACCAGGGCGGCCTGTGCCGCAACTATGAGCCCTTCGCCCGGAGCTGGGCCTCCGGAACGACCCAGCGGAAGCTCAACGACATCTGGGTCCGGCTGGGCAGGCCAAGCCAGGGCGGGGTGGCCATGATCAACGGCTATTACTGCGTGGCCATGACCACCAAGTTCGGAATGCCGGGCGACCTGCTCCAGATCAACCTGGAGGGCGGCGGCAGCTTCAACGCCATCATAACCGACTCCAAGGGAGCCAACCCCGGCATCAACCCCCACCCGGGGGAGTCCGGCAACGAATGGGGCCACTACCTGAACTATCCGGGACAGGGAAAGCGCGCCGATATCGTGGAATGGCTGCAGTATGACGGCGACCCCAAGACCCTGCTGACGCAGAAGGGCTGGCTGGGCAAGAAGGTGACCAGCGTGATCAATTTCGGGCAGGCGAGCCTGTGAGGAGGTGGTCTGATGCCGTCTGCGGCTGCTGCGATTGAATTTGCCAGGAGAAACCTGGGTTCCAGGCGGTGGATCTCCAGCACCGGCATCGGGCTGTGCCAGGGCTTTGTGGCGGACTGCTACCGGGCAGCCGGAGTCTCCGTGCCGTCCACCGGGTCCGCAAAGGGAGCCCAGGACCGATGGCAGAAGTCCACGGATCTGAGCAACATCCCGGCGGGGGCGGCAATCTTCTTCTCGTCCCCCACCGCCAACGGCAAGAAGTACGGCCATGTCGGCCTCCATGCCGGCGGCGGGATGGTATACCACCACTGGGGAAAGATCGTCTGCTGGAGCCTGTCCCAGATGCGGAGCCGGAATATCATCCCTCTGGGGTGGGGCTGGGAAGCCAACACCGTCCTGACGGGCGGCGGGAACAGCGCCACTGGGTACGGAGGCGGCGGGATCGTGGCCTCCACCGACGCGGCGGCGGAAGCCGTGCAGGTGGTCCACGTCCCCCAGGTGGAGAAGGTGTACACCCGGTATGAGAGTGACGTCTATACGAAGCTGGAGGACCGGTACCGGGTGACCTGGCAGAGCCTGGACACGGGTCAGATCCGGGACATCACGGACCGGTGCGAGCCGCCGGAGCTGACGGACGACGCGGACAGCCTGTGCCTGGAGCTGGACCTCTCCGTCCGGCAGGGCGGCGGGGACTACTACATGAAGCCCCTGATCCTGGCTCCCGGCGATTTTATAGCGGTGACCAACGTGGCCAGCGGGGAGGTCGTCTTTGTGGGCCAGGTGCAGACGGTGGACGGGTCCTATCAGTCGGCCCTCCGGTGCCGGTGCCTGGACGGGGGACGGATCCTCACCGCCAATGAGTGCATCATCCAGTACAACAACATCCCCGCAAAAGAGGCTTTGTCTCAGCTGGCCAACAAGGTGGGGATCTCGGGGATCCTGGTGCCGGAGCTGGTGTCCAGCGTGTACGGGATCTACCGGGACAGCGCCGCCAGCATCGCCCAGGGCATCCTGGACACCATCCGGGGGGAGAACGGCGTCCGGTATTTTATCCGGATGGTGGGCGAGACGCTGACGGTACGGTCCTTTGCCAATGAGCCGATTTCCCTGTGGTACCGGCAGGCGAACAACCTGGACAGCTTCGACGTCTTCAACGAGGCCGCCGAGCCCCAGCTGAGCTGGAGCATTGAGGAGCTGAGGAACCACATCACCCTCTACTCCGGTGATGACACGGGAACCGTCATCCAGGCGGAGCTGACCGACGAGGACAGCGTCAAGCGATACGGCAAGCGGATGGCCGTGGAGAACTGGGACCAGGGGACCGCCAAGATCTCCGCCCAGGACCGGGCGAAGGTAGCCTTGCGGGAGAAAAACAGGGTCACGGAGTCCTTCCAGATCGAGACCTACGGGTCGGACCGTGCGGTGGCCGGGGCGCTGGTGTACGTCAAGACGTCGGAGGTGCAGGGCTTTTTCTGGATCGACGCCGTCCGGCACGTGTACGGGACCCCGCACCGGATGACCATGACGCTGCGGCGGTCGGATTATACGCCGCCGGAGGGGGCGCTGTCGGATGATATGGGGGATGTGCTGAGGGCCGAGGAGAAGACATAGCGGGAGGAAGACATGAGAGAGAGATGGAAGTCGGGGCTCCACCATCCGGTGGCGGTCTATGCCAAGCAGGTGACCCAGGGGAGACTGCACGACATGTGCTGTCCCTATGAGATCAAGGCCTGCCAGAGGCACCTGGACGACCTGAAACGCCAGGGTACCGACGACTTTCCCTATGTTTTCGACACCACCAGAGCCGACCGGATCGTCCGGTGGTTTGCCCACTGCATCCAGGTCCGGGGCGTGGAGGCAGGACAGCCCATCCGGCTGCTGCCCTGGCAGGTCTTTGACCTGGGCTGTACTTACGGCTGGGTCCACAGGGACAGCGGGGCCCGGCGGTTTAAGCGGACCTACAACAAGCGGGCCCGGGGCAACTGCAAGAGCACGGAGAAATCCGGCCAGGCCCTCTATGCCATGTGCGGAGACGCCCTCTACCCGCCCTACCGCCCGGAGCTGGCCGCCTACGAGTCGGAGCCGGAGGTGCTGTGCGCGGCGGTGGACCGGGACCAGGCCATGCGGGTCTTCGGCGACGCCAAGAAGATCGCCGGGGCCAGCCCGGACATTGCAAAGCGGCTCATCATCCCCCGGAGCAATCCCGTGGTCCACCGGACCCGGGGCGGCTTTATGCGGGCCCTGTCCAAGGACAGCAGCAACAAGGACGGCGGCGCTCCCTGCTATTTCGTCATGGACGAGTACCACGCCCACAAGGTCTCCGACATCTACGACATCGGCTTTAACTCCTTCGGCAAGCGGCGGCAGTCGCTTTTGGACGTCATCACCACCGCCGGGGACGACGCCCAGCGGAAGCCCTGTTTTGTGGAGGAGACCTACGCCAAGCGGATCCTGGATGGGGAGGTCACCGACGAGAGCTACTTTGTGATGATCCGGGAGCTCCCCGTGGGGGCGGACCCCCACGACAAGGGGCTGTGGCTGTGGGCCAATCCCTGCCTGCGGGACGAGACGGAGTACAGCGCCATCCTTAGGCAGCAGATCGAGGACGAGTACACGGCGGCCTACGGCTCCAACGACCCCCAGAAGATCAGGATGTTCCTGACGAGAAGGATGTGCCAGTGGCAGACGGGCAGCGTGAACCGCTATCTGGACGAGCAGGCCCTGGAGCTGGCTAAGGCGGCCCAGGTGAGCCGGGAGGAGTTTGCACGGCTCACCGACGGGGTGGAGTGCTGGTGCGGCTTTGACCTGGGCAAGCGGATCGACCTGTCCGGCGTGGCGGCGGTCTTCCTGCTGCCGGAGGGCCGGGTGGCTGTTAAAGTTCACGGCTTTATGCCAGAGGAGGGGGCGGACCGGCACGAGAAGAGCGACCGGGTGCCTTACAAGGCCTGGGCGGAGCGCGGGTACTGCACCCTGACCCCCGGAGCCGTGACGGACAACAGCTACGTGGACAACTGGATCGCTGCCGGCGAGCGGGAGCACGGCTGGTTTGTCACCGAGGTGGACTACGACGGCCACAACGCCACGGATCTGGCCATCAAAATGCGGGAGGAGCGCAACGACGACAATTTCTGCGTGGAGGTCTGGCAGTCCTGCTCCGGACAGAACATCGCCGTGAAGGGCTTTCGGGAGCTCCTGCTCAGCGGGAAGCTGGTGCTGGAGGAGAGCCCCCTCATGATGTGGTGCCTGGCCAATGCCGTGGAGGTCTCCAACTCCGACGGCAATATCAAGCTGAGCAAAAGACACAAGGACGACACGGAGCGCATCGACCCCATCGCGGCGGCTATGAACGCGCTTGTCCGGGCCCTGACCCGGCGCAGCAACCCCACGCTGGCGGACGCCATCGCGGGCGGCAACTTCAGTTTTTAAGCAAAGGATTTCGGCTTTCTCCCGGGCGGGACTTTTCTCTGTTTCACCCGTCCGACGGGCCTTGCGGGGCCTGGCCTTTTCTCCCTTCTTAGCCCGGACCCGGAGTTTTTTTCTCTCTCCTTTTGCTGGTCTAAGGTGGCTTCGCCTGGATCAGACCGAACAGTCCCCCGGACTGTTCGACCTCCGGCGTCCGGGAGAGGGCCGAAGCCATTAAACCATCAGGACGGTGCCCGATTCGGGCACCAAGACCGAAAGGAGGAACGGCATGAAAAAACGGTTTTTCCGCACGGTGGTGGCGGACACGCTCTTTTGCGTGGGCCTGGCCGCCATCGTGGTGGGCATCGCCCTGATGGGGCACCTGCCCCTGGCGGTGTGCGTGGCCGGGGCCGAGTGCGTCGGCGTCGGGGCCATTCTGGCTCTGGGAAAGGAGGTCGATGACCATTGATCCTTGATTTTCTGCACCGGGCCAGGGAGCCCGGCGGCATCCGGAACGCCGTCACGGCGGAGACCGTGGGGCTGGCGGGGGTGGACGTCACCACCGTGGCCACGGAGACCGCCGCCCTGCGGCTGGCTGTGGTCAACCGCTGCCTGGAGGTGATCTCCGACTCCATCGGGAAAATGCCGGCCTACTGCATCGACAGCAGGACCCGGGAACGGATGGAGCTGCCGGTGCTGGAGCTGCTGAACTCCCGGCCCAACGAGGCCATGACGCCCTTTGTGCGGCGGAAAATGCTGGAGCTCAACCGGCTGGTGAAGGGCAACGGGTACGAGTGGATCCTCCGGGACCCCATGTCCATGGCTCCGGTGGAGCTGATCCCCATCCCCGCCCAGCTGGTGACCCCCTGGCGGGACACCACCGGGCGGATCTGGTACGACGTCTCCCATCCCTACACGGGAGAGGTCATGCGGCTTCGGGCCGAGGATGTTTGCCACTACAAGGGCTACAGCCGAGACGGGCTCAAGGGCCTGGGCGTGCTGGAGCGAGCTGCCGCCATCATCGGAGCGGGGTCCGCCGCCCAGGAGTACCAAAACGCCTATTACACAAATGGGGGCCAGCCCTCGGGAGTGCTCCAGACGGAGACCGACATGGGAGGCTACGTCAAGGGACCGGACGGCCAGCCCACGGAGACCACCCTCAAGGACGCCCTGCGGCATGAGTGGGAGAGGGTCCACAGCGGGCCCAGCAACAGCCACCGGGTGGCCATCCTGGACCACGGACTGAAATACCAGCCCATCGCCGCCACCATGCAGGAGGCCCAGTTTGTGGAGACCCACGACCTGACGGTCATCGACATCTGTAACTATTTCGGCGTGCCGGCCTACAAGGTCAACGCCGGGAAGCAGTCCTACTCCAGCAATGAGCAGAACGCCATCGAGTACGTGGTGTCCACCCTCCAGCCCATTGTGACCCAGATGGAGCAGGAGATGAGCTGGCGGCTGCTGATGCCCCGTCAGATCGAGGCGGGGCTGGAGCTGCGGCTCAACATGATGGTGGAGCTTCGGGGCGATTTCGGGTCCCGGTCCACCTGGTATGAGCGGATGCGGCACCTGGGCGCCTACAGCGTCAACGATATCAGAGCCCTGGAAGATCTGCCCGACGTGGAGGGCGGGGACGAGCGGGAGGCCTCGCTCAACTACGTGCCCCTGTCCCAGTGGGCGGAGCTCTCCACGAAACGGGCTGAGAACTACAGGAAAACATCACCGGGAGGTGAAGACGAGTGAGAGTACAGCTGAACGGAGAAGTCCTGGACGATAACTGGGGGCCCCTCTTTGAGTATTTCGACATTCCCTGCGCGTACCCCAGAAAGGTGCGCCAGGCCATCGAAGACAACCCCGCGGGGGAGGACCTGGTGGTGGAGATCAACTCCGGCGGCGGGGACGTCGTGGCAGGTTTTGAGATCTACAGCGTTCTCCGCGGAGCGAACTGCCGGACCGTGGCAGAGGTCCAGAGCCTGGCGGGCTCCGCGGCCAGCGTGGTCATGACCGGCTGCGACGAGGTCACCGCCTCGCCGGTGGCACAGGTGATGATCCACCTGCCCTGGACGCGCACCGAGGGAGACCGGTACGAGCACCAGAGGACCATCGGAGCCCTGGACAGCATCACAGACTCCATCCTCAATGCCTACGTCAGCAAGGCGGGCCCCAAATCCACCCGGTCCGAGCTCCGGGGGCTTATGAAAGCCTCCACCTGGATGACCGCCCCGGAGGCCAAGGGCCTGGGGCTGGTGGACCGGATCATCGGGGAGGAGGACATGGATCCCACCCTGGTGCTCAACTGCTGCGGAAGCGGCCATGGCATCCGGTCCCTGGGCGGCGGCATGACGGACCGCAAGGCTCTGCTGGAACGGTACCGGGACGCCGTGGAACGGGGAGAAGCCCCCGAGGTCCCCGCGCTGGGCATCTTCCGGGGCGACGACTGGGAGCTGGGTCCGGAGGCGCTGCGGAAAGGCAGCGAAAAGCCGGAGGACGCTGCGGAGGCGCAGCGGGATGCTGCCGATGAGCAGCAGGAAGCTATGGACGAGGCTCTGGCAGTGCTGGAGCTGGAAAAAATCAGATTTGGAGGTAACTGACATGAATCTGACCAACAGACAGAAGTACATGGACGCCATGAACCGGAGGGCGGACCTGCT